CCTCTTCTTTAGTTGCATGTTTGGACGCTAAATTGGCATGGAGAGACTTGAAGATAGAAGCTTCTTCCAATCTCCCAATAGTACAGTCAATTTCTGGAATGTACTTAGACTGCCGTTTTAGGAAATCACTCTCACTCTTATCCAAGAACTTTTTCTTTTCTGTGGACTTATCGGGTAAGGTGATAATTATGCCATATGTGGCTAGAAACTCCTGGAAGGTTACAAAGTTAAAACCTTCATGTTCTCCGTCCACGCTTCCAGTATAATCATCACCATACGTCATTGCAGATGCATGGTTTCTGAAACACTTAACTTTAGGATACACGTGGAAAAACCCCAGCCGCACATATAATGAACCGATAATACTGTTAACGTATACTGTAAGCGGATGACCAGAAACATTAGTACAACATAACATTAATAATGTCCCGTTATAATCAATAGCAGGATGGCACAGATCTACTATCATAGCTTCCATAATAGAAAGATCCTCAGGTTCATAACCTGCAAGTTTAGCAAGATCTATCATACACGCCAACGACGCACGCGTCATCTGCGCATGCATAGTTATATCATAGTTTTTGTAATCCCATCCTAACATGTGGTTGTTATGAGAATATTTTTCGGCATGTTCCATGAGAGCTTCCCAGTCTTTACTCATAGCATTCACTCCGACAGCTGTTTCACTAATTAACGGATGTGTGGACAGGAAACGGGCTATTGGTAGAAAATACTTCCTCAAGCATAACGCAAAAGCCACAGGTCCCGCCTGAAAAACACGCACCTTATCTTTAGTGAGTAAAGTAGGTTCATCTTTCAAAGTGGCGGAAAAAATGGGATAAGCACGTTCATTGTGCTGCCAACAATTCATCAACCTGTCTATTTCAACGAGAATTTCTGGAGAAGGATCCCGACACAACAGTCCATCCTCATCAGTATATTCCGTAAAATGTTCTATTTTCTTAGAAAATAACGGAAATCCTGCGCTTGTTTGCATAGGGATAGCATCTATGAATCTCTTACCATCTATTCCCATTATTGCTTCTCGATCGGATAGTGGACGGATCAATTGACGACTAGTAGCTTTTAACATAGCTGATTTCAACGGAAACAGCCAATCCTCTCGTGCTCGCATGAGCTGTGACTCTTTAAAAGGCAAAACGGGACGGGTGGCTTTCCCAAGTGTAGCATTAAAAGCAGCCCAATTGGGTTTAAGCTTGGGAGGACCCCAAACATTTGGAACGCCAAAGTGTTTCGTCACGAGATCTGATATAATAGAAGGCTCAACCTCGCTTTTTTGGTTAGCACGAAGTTGCGTCATGCCAATGATATCTACCTGATCATCATCCGTCATCTCCGCAATAAAAGTGGCTTTCGGATGACATCCTTCAGATGTGATAACTTCGCGTCCATATTGACTTTTAGGTATACTACCAGCATGGGCTGACAAAACTATGCCAGGAGTACTATTCAAGGCATCTTCTGCCCGCTGAATATCACTCAACAAAACCGTCTGCATAGCTCCTTCATCAGCTAGTCCCGCAATATGAAAACCCAAGATATGGGGGGTTTTAGTACGGGATATAAGGGGAGACATACATCTTCCTTTGCCAACTAGCTCACTACGATATGTTCCTCCGTAGAACTTTTTGTAAGCATGACTAGTCTCTCGCATAGTGACAGTGACTACACTCTGGGAAAAAGTAAGATCACTGTTTCGCGTTAAAAAAGTGGAAAGGGCACGCCCTCGCGGTCGAGACGTTGGAAGCCATTTTGTAGATGTCTTAACGTCTGGACCATTAGGCACATACGCAGCAACCAAATCGAGACCAGGGAACTTATATACAGTGGAATATTCAGCAATAAAACTAAATTTTCCTCCTGGTTTCCGAGAGCGATTAACAGTAACTGTTAGTACTTCTGCAGGAGGAAGAGTCATGTCGCCTTCGCGGTAAAACACATGTAAGGGAAAAATGGCCACACTCTTACGTGCTAACCAAATATTACAGGATGTTACCGAGTTGGAACGCTCAAAGGTAGCCCAAAAAACTGACTTCTGTAAAGTGGCTGCCACATCACTATATGCAGCAGTTTCACAACCTTCTTGTGTGTCCGAAGTAAGTCCTATAGAATCATATTTAAAACCAAACCATTCAGGTTTCTTATCAAACTTTTCCGGATCATCTAATCCGTTATTGGCCTGAACTTTCTTCAGTCTTCTTGCATTCCACATTTTAAGCCCAATTAAGAATAAACCAAGAACCGAACCTGCAATCATAATGCCGGTAACATTATTATCACGGTAGACTTTAAGAGTCTCATCCAGCGTGGCACGTTTTTCAGTATAAGCATGAATCAAACCTTTCTTCCTAGTTCGATGCAAAGAACGCAGAACAAAAAAACCCGGCAACCAAAGACTAAAGAAGCACAAAAGGCTACGTATTGTGGGTAGGGGAGAAAAGATGATGAATAGAACTAACATGCTAGCTATTCCTATCCAGGCATACAACCAACGTGTAAAATCCAACATATAAGCGAGGCTTACATACACGTCCAGAAAACGCTGAAAGGCATCGGTGTTATATATAACTCCAGGTACATAATTCATACACTCATCAAGGGTATTGGCTACATAATCCTTAACTTCATTAGCAAGAACTTTGACTGAAAGATTATAAATAGGTCTGTATCCCAAGCAATTAGCCATTCTAACTTGAAGGGACTCTTCACCCAAAAACCTGCGCCATACAGAAGCGCC